CTACTCGAACGGCCAGCCCCCAGTATTTCCCGTGGCGCCTAAAATCACGCAGATCAATTTCCGCAAGAAGCGGGTTTCTGGAAGGTATGGGTGCATTTTCTGTTAGAAGGTCGCTTGACCCGCTGGCAATTATTGAAATCATGGCGGTCAGTAGATAGCCGAGCTGCTCCAGGCGCGAGGGCTTTTTACTCACGCGGCCACCTCATCACTGTGCCGCTCGAACCGCTGCACCACGCGCTCAATGCGGGCATATTCCTTTGCCAGGGCCTTCTCGACGCGTGCCGACTTTCTATGGCCGTTTGCAACAAGACATACGTGGGATCGGCTCAGATGGAGAACCCTCGCCACGCGGCTCTGGATGTTGCGGGTCAACTTCGTTCTATAGGTGTCTGTCTTCATGTATCCTTCGGAAGGAAACGCTGTTTGCCTTGCGTTAAGAACATTAAAGGAAGCTCGAATTCCTGTCAAGCAAAATTATCGGATTCTTGAAAGGCGGGATCGCCTTACCCTTTTTGCGGCCAAAATCGCCGATCTGCGGAAGTCCAGAAAAATGAAGCAGGCCCCAGTCGCCGCGCTCTGTGGGGTAAGCGTTGCGCAGGTCTCTCGATGGGAGCGATCCCAGGACCTTCCCTCTGCTGCGGCGCTCCTCAAGCTCTCAGAACTTGCGCCTGAAAGTGAGCGGCAATGGTGGAGGGATAGAGCCTCGGAGCAGGCCGGAATAAACTTGCAAGATACTGATTCTCCGGGCAGTTATATGGCAAGCAACTTGCTACGTAATATACCGTTGATCAAGTCACACAGAGGGGTGGGTGAAGTGAGCAAAGTGGTGTCCGCGGACGTTGAAAGCTATATCCATTTTCCGGAGCAATGGTTTCCTGAGGGCGGCGCGATCAGGGCTTTCCACATCATCGGAGAGACTGTCTCCAAAATGATCGCGATGGTGGACCTGAGCCGCCGGGACGCCGATCGACTCCTTGGACACATGGTGGCCGTGCAGACCCCGTCGGGCGTCGAGGTTAGATGGCTGAGCGGTCAAGACGGCGGATACATCCTGTTGCCGTTCCAGCCAGGGCAGCCGCCGAAGCTATTGCGCCCGCACGGCGAGAATAGTATCGTGGGCCTCGTACGCTGGATTGGCGATGAACTCGATATGCCGAAGCAAAAGGGCAAACCTCAGTAGCGTGGCTAGAAAGTGAGATGCGATGGCGAACTGTAAATATTGTGGCCAATGGGCTGGCGTTGCAAGCGATGAGCATCAAGACTGCGCCCAGGCTATTGCGGATGGTAAGAGCCTTGATGAGATCAGGGCGATGCGTTGCGCGTCGGCCGCACCCGCGCAGACTAAGCCTCTGACCGCCTGGTCGCTATTCTGGGTGATCTTCTTGGCACTTTGGTTATTCTCCTTAACCGCTGGATTGCTCTACGTCGTCCTCAAAAGCATCGCCAGTAATCTGTAACTCGTCCCCTCGCGTCGCACAACATGAACAGTGACAATAAGCCAACGCCCTTTGATCTGCCCCCGTACGCGCAAATGCGCCGGATGGCTATGTTCAGGGCGTCTCTACGCTTGCAAGGAATTGAAACCAGCACAGAGGCGGTTGAAGAACTGGAGCGCATTTATTCATCCACGAGGACCTTGGGTGAGATGGATCGGGTCTGCAAGGAGTCGGAAGTTCCTGGTCTCAGTCTTATGTCGTGGTCATGGCGCACCGCCGTCTTTCAGACGGCGCAGTCGATTCAATCAGGCGCTGCCAGTGCAGAGCGGACAGCCGAGATGTATCCGCGTCAGGCTTCAAATTTCCCTTACCTTCGGATTTGGATGATACTCGACGGCTGCATGCGCTCGCCCCACGCGTGGTTAGATGGATTCGCAGCTAAATGGGACGATGAGGTGTGGAAGGTGCTCATTCCCCCTTTTGGATGGGAATGCGGCTGCATGATCCGGATGATGGGGAGACCGGTTCAGTCTGAAAGTTTTGAACCTGCGCTTCCTGGAATAGATCGTGTTCCCAAGGACGTGCTGCGCGCAGCCACGGATTGGATGGATAGAAACCCCCGGTATCTCTGGGATAGAACAATAGTTCCCAAGCGTCCACATGTTCCGGCGGAACGCTGGCCGGAAGATCCCGACTTTCTCAAGCCCACCGAAAAAGAGCTTGAGATTCTAAGAAGCTACGGCATTTCAGTCACCACTAAGCACATAGACTAGCCTCCCGGTCGCCCTCTATCCCATCTTTCCCTGATAAACCAGCCATGCCGATTGCCGCATGGCACGGCGAAGCCGCGTCTTAATCTGGCCTCACCCAAACCGGGGAACTGACACCGTGAAATCCAAGAGACTGAGAGATCACGGAGAGCCAGAGCCGAGCGGATCGTGCCGTAGGAGCCGTAGCTTGCAGTTAGCTCCTACGGCCGCCGCGCGAATCCGCCCGGGGAGCGAGGCCGCATGAACGCGCAGCAGAACACTTTTCTCCGATTGGTTGTTCCGCCGGCGCAGGCCGCGCAGCGCAAATGGGGCGTGCCCGCATCGGTCACCATTGCCCAGGCCATCCTGGAGTCGAGCAACCAGCTCGGCTGGGGCCAGAGCCAACTGGCGCGCGAGGCAAATAACTACTTCGGCATCAAGGCCGTGCACGCGACCGATCCCAACACCTACATCGAGCTGCCCACGCACGAGTACATCCACGGCGTGTGCGAGCTGGTGGAGGCGGACTTTGCCCGGTACCAGGACGCCGGCGAGAGCTTTGACGCGCATGCCCGGTTGCTGGCCACCGCCAGCCGCTATGCGCCGGCCATGGCTGTGCGCAGTGATCCGGCAAGCTTTGCCGGAAAGCTGCAGAGCTGCGGCTACTCGACCAGTCCCACTTACGCGTCGATGCTTACCAAGCTCATCTCCATCTACGACCTGACCCAGTACGACATCCAGCCGGAAGACGGTCCGGCGAAGGAGGTAGCGGCTTGAATCCCTACTCGGGTTTCGTTCACCTGGTCAAGCTATACGGAACCGCTTATGGCCCACTACGAAGCACCAAGCCAAAGCGTCCTGCCGGTATGTCTGGCAGGCAATGGAAGAGGATGCGCAAAGCTCAGGGGCTGACAACCAAGAGCGCGGGATTCACCCTCATGAATCGCAAGGAGGTAGCGGCTTGACGACGACACCCACACCGGTTTCGACAGTCGAGGCAGCGGTTGCCGCTCCGGCGAACCTGACGCGCGAGATCGTGATTGGCATTCTCGCGATCCTGCTCATTGCGGTTGCTGTCTTCTCCTGGATGCAGGAGCACGACGCCCGGCTGCAGGCCGAGGCGCAGACGGCGGCGCAGCAGAAGACGATTAACCAGGCCGCGAAGGATGCCCAGTCTGTGCAGCAGAATCTGGACGCGCAACTGAAGACGATTGAGACACAGAGGCAAGTGCCGGCGACGGCGCCGCAGATCGTGATTGACGCCGCAAAGCTGTTTCCTGGGCTACCCGCGCCGCTGCAGGTGGTGCAGCCTCCGCCGGTGCAGCAGACGGTGAACGGCAAAACCGAAGAAGTGCCCAGCGCGCCCGTGGTGCAGATCCCCCAGGTGGACTTTGCCACGCTCCAGGCCGGCGCAATTACCTGCCAGGAAAATTCAGCCAAGCTGGACGCCTGTACGCAGACTCAGGCTGACAACGCTGTGCAACTGAAAGAGACCACGGCCCAGCGCGACGAGTGGGAGAAAACGGCCAAGGGTGGCACCTGGATGCACCGGACGCTGACCGCGGCCAAGTGGGTGGTGATCGGCGGGGTGATCGGGTACGTGGCGGGGAAGCAATGATGCCGGCGATTGACAACTGGGCGCGCGGCTACCTGCGCTCGATGCTGAGCGAGGCGGACGGAACCGGCAGCAGCACGCGGTTCTGTGTGGTGGCTGTGATCGTGTTCACGCTGGGCTTCAGCTCGGCACTGCTGTGGAAGATTCACGCGCCGGTATCGGTGGCGGAGTTCTGCCAGGCACTGGGAGCTTTGACGTTGTTCGCAACAGGAATCTGCGGGGCGCTGTACGGCATCAACCGCGCCGCCGATGTTTTCAACAACCGGGCCGGCAACGGCCCACAGCAATAGGAGAGAGCCATGCATCTGTTTCTCATGTTTGTCATTGTCGCCGTCGTCGCCTTCATTTGCGGAGTCGTCTTCTCCGGCTACATCGGGAGTGCGATCAAGAGCCTGGAAGCCACTCTCGAAACCAAGTTGTCGGCGATCGAGACCGCCATCAAGAAGAAGCTGTAACAAAATAAACCCAACAGAGAGAAACACCCCAGATTGCTGCCGGAGACAAATGACGTCACTTCGGTTACTCCTTACGGGCGGATGCCTGAGCGCGTACCTGGGGAACTCAACCAACTCCGGGGCGCCCTGCATTGCAACAGGGCGCCACGGACCTCGCGGAGTGACCCGATGAAACCAGACAAGCCGGTCAACTTCTTCGGGATTCCGCGATCGAAGTACAAGAAAATCCGCGCCCGCATACGCGCCCAGGCCGACGAAATGACGGTGCTGAACGATATGGGGACCGCAACCCTCGCCGGCGTCACTGTGGATTGGCTTTACAGCGAGGCTGAGCAGCTTTTGACCGTGACATGCACCAGGCGGCCGTGGTGGATCTCGGCATTCAGGGCGGCGGCCAGGATCAAAGAACAGGTGGAGGAATTATGACCATGAGAATTCGTGGATGGGTTGGTATCGGGCTGGTCTTCGTGCTGACCTTGTGGATGGCGAGCTGCCTGCGCGAGGCCTATGCGCAGACCGCGCCGGCGCCGGGAACTTACTACGCAAACCCTGGCAGCCTCGAAAATGTGGACGTGGCGGCGATCAACTCCGCTCAGCAGTCGATTGACCTGGCTGCCTTCAGCCTGACAGACAAGACCGTGGTGGACGCCCTGCGAACCAAAGCCGCATTCGGCGTGAAGATCCGAATCTACCTTGACCGCGGGGAGCTGCAGGCCGAGTGCCGCGGCGACGCAACCTGTGCCCGAATTGCTTTACACGAGCTGATCGGGTTTCCGGGGGTCACCATCAAGGTCAAATATTCCAAAGTTCTGATGCACCTGAAAAGCTACGCGATGGACGGCAGCCTGGTCCGGGACGGATCGGCCAATTTCAGCGAGCAGGGTGAACGCCTCCAGGACAATTCAGCCGTCCTCTCCGCCGACCCGCGAGCCTATGCCGTTTTCCAGGCAAAGTTCCGCGCGATGTGGGAGCGGCCGGACAATCTGACGGTCGCCCGGGCGGTGGCAGCCGGGACGGTCAAACCGGCTCTCGCGGAACCTGAAGGGGAGCATTAAGACCAAAAAACGCCAGGAGGCGTTTCAGGGCGTCGGGGAGGTCGCCGACGTGGGGTAGGACCAAATAAATACCGGTATGGCATACCGCAGGCCTTAGCGGGGCAAATCCGGGCGGTTTAAGGGGTTGGCCGGATGGCGAAAGCAGGTTTTGGGCGATGGACGTGGAAAGTGGCCTCATGACAGGCATCGGGTTGGTGGGGGCGGACGCCCCCAAGGGCGAGGTGGCGGCCAGCTTCCGGCGTGGCTGGCTGAGGCACTTCAGGGTGGCGCTCAGCTCGGCCGGCGGAGCGGCGGTAGTCCTGTTGATTTTGGACCTGCTGCAGCGCCAGCCGGTCGAAGGTTTCAAGCTGTTGGGGGCTTGGGGCCCGTGGCCGGTAATCGCTCTGGTGGCTCTGGCGTTTCTGGGCCGTTTTATGGGCCAGATGAACGACACCATCCAGACGACGTTCAGCGCCGTTGTGACCAACGTGCAGCAGCAGACGGTGGCCAGCGTCAAGACAGCCGACGCGTTGACCAGGCTGGCTGACCAGGGCGGACGCCAGGCGGAGCAGGTTGAGCGGCTGGCGATCTACGCGGCACAGGAGTTTCCAGGCGTCTACGAGCGGCTGGATAAGCAGGACGAGATTTTGCTGGATGTGCAGCGCGGCATAAAGGGCCTGCACTCGATGTTGAGCAACGAAAAGGTTGCATTTGATCGCAGGAACAAGGAGCCGGATGATCGCGATAGACACTGATCAAAACTTGATTAGGGCAAAGCGGCGCAAGGGCATCATTTTGAAACTGGTGCGCAAAGGGAAACCCCGCCTTAGCGACTTTGAGATATGGGCTGCGCTGGAGTTGATGGGGTTGAATCAGGAAGCAAATGGTGAGTGCGATGGATGTTGAACGTAGGGAAATTCAAGCGCGGCGGCGTCGAGGCATCATTCTCAAGCTGGTGCGCGAGGGCCACGAGAATCAGCTCTCGCGGCTGGATGACTTCGAGATCTGGGCGATCCTCCTCAAGATGGGGCAGACGGCTGGACGCCAGCAGGTCGTGACGCTCCTGCAGGATCTGCAGGTGCTCGAATATATCGACTTCAAATCGAGTACAGACCAGGAAACCGGGCGCGTGGAGCTGAGCCAGATCGTGCTCACCGCGACAGGTCTTCGCTTTTACACCCGGCGTCAGAGCAACGACGACGTGCTGTTCAACTAGCCATGACCAAGCCCAGACCCAAAACCGGAGAGCAGCGGGTGACGCATCAGCCGCTCAAGATCGATCTGCTGCCGCAGAGCGCGCGGGATGCGATCGAGACCCTTTACGACTGGGGTCGCACCTGGATGGAGATTGCGGAGCAGTCCGCGCGGCCGTACAGCGATAAGTGGAAAGAGGACGGCGGCAGTTTCATCGACTGGGAGTCGCTGGACCTGAAGGTGCTGGAGCAGTTTCCGGAGATGAAGCTGGCCAAGAGCAGCCTGCACCGCTGGTTCGATCTGCGCGTGAGCCAGGCGCGGAAGCAGGTGCTGGCGGAGAGCGCCCAGGCGCGCGAGTTCGCGGGAGCTTTTGCCGGCCGGGATCTGGCAGGCGCCAATAATGCCGTGGTCAATGCGTTGCGCGACCAGGTCTTCAACCTGATCCAGAGCGCGGGCATCGGCGACAAGGCGCAGTTTGCCAAAGGCCTGAAGGATCTGACCCTGGCCATGAGCCGGATGCAGCGCGTGGAGCTGCAGGCCAAACGCGTAGACGCGGACCTGGCCAGGATCGATGCCGAGCGCGCCAAGCTGGCGGCCGAGGCCGGCGATCCGCGCGAGATTTACCTGCTGGCCTCGCAGGACCTGCTGAAGAAACTGCGCACCCGTGAGCTGGTGCGCGCTGTCATCGATCCCATCAAGGAAGAACTGATTCAGGAGTTCACGCATGGCGCTGAGGCCTTCTCAAAACAAATCGAAGCGTCAACAGCGTGAGGACGCGGCCGCCCAGCTCCGCGCAGTCTTTGGCGTGGTGCCCGGCGAGCTTAAGCCGGCGCGGAAAGATGCAAGCCAGGTACTGGACCAGGCGTGGGAGCTGGCCACAGACATCACCACGTTTGCCCAAAAGTACATGCGCCACTTCATGGTGGACCAGCAGACGGGCGCGGTCATCTCTCCGGCCGAGTTCCACCGCGAACTCTACCAGATCCTCCTGACGGAGCAGTTGGCCGCGATCGCCGCTCCCCGCGAACACGCCAAATCCACCTGCGTATCGGTGATCTTCGTTCTCTACTGCATTTGCTACAAGCTGCGCAAATTCATCGTGCTCATCAGCGATACACAGCCCCAGGCCGCGCTGCAGCTCGCGGCCGTGAAAGAGGAGATGGAGTCGAACGCCGAGCTGCGGGCCGACTTCGGCAACCTGGTGGGCGACAAGAAGTGGGATGTGAACGACTGCCGGACGACGACGGGCGTCACCCTGGCCGCGCGCGGCGCCGGGCAGAGCCTGCGCGGGTTGCGCTTCCGGCTGTACCGGCCGGACCTGGTCATCTGCGACGACATGGAAAACGAAGAGGATGTGGATAACCCCGAGACCCGCGAAAAGCTGGAGCGCTGGTTTGTGGGCACCGTCCTCAACCTGGGCAAGAAGTGCCAGGTCTTCGTGATCGGCACCATCCTGCACTACGACGGCCTGCTGGCCAAGCTGCTGGATCCGGAGAAATTCAAGAAGTTCATCAAACGGCGCTACGAGGCGGTTGACCAGGAGTGGCGTCCGGAGACGGTGCTTTGGCCGGCGAAGTGGGACATCGAGAGCCTGCATGAGAAGGAAGAAGTTATCGGCTCGGTGATGTTTAATCAGGAGTTCCGCAACCTGCCCATCTCTGAATCGACACAGGTCTTCAAGGAAGAGTGGATCACGCGCCACGCCTTCCGCCGCGAGGAGCTGGTTGGGAAGGCGACGGTCAAGATCAGCTATAACGACCCGGCCATCAGCCAGAAGTCTACGGCTGACTTCTTTGCCAGCGTCACCATCGACATTGACGCCCAGGGTTTTATCTATGTGACGCGGGCCGAGCAGGACCGGATGCCCTTCACCAAACAGGTGGAGTTCATCCTGCGCCGCGCCGACGAAGAACAGCCGATGGTGATCGGCATCGAGGACCAGGCGTACCAGACGGCGCTGAAGCAGGCAATCGAGGATGCGTCGCGCACGAGCGGCCGCTATCTGAATGTCGTCGGCGTGCCTCACCTGACTGATAAGTTTCTACGCATCTCCACCATGAGCCCGCTGGTGGAGAACGGCACCCTCCGCTTATGCCTGGACGGAACACAGAAGACGCTGATTTCGCAGCTCCTGTTCCTGGGCAAGATCAAGGACGATTTGGCCGACGCGCTGGAAGGCGCTGTGGAGTTGGCCAGGCGTTTCAACTTTCAGGCCGCAATCGCCAGCAGCAACGTGCAGGTGGGCGGACGTGAACAGACTTTTGGCCGCGAGGACGTGCTGGCCGGCAACCGCGGCGGCGGAGACTTTGTGCGCCGCGACAGGAGATCCAGATGGGCTTGATTCCGGGACGAATTAAATCGCTCTTCACGCGCAGGCCTACCTCGGAGCGCAACAGCCTCACCATGCTCAACCTTGACGAGGCGCATCGCTGGGACGCGGCGCGCACGGATGCGGACGAGACCGCCGTGCGCCAGGCCATCGCGAAAACCGGCATGACCAATGTGGCGGAGAGCGATATTCCCATGCTGACCGCAGCGTTCAAGATGCTCGGGACGGGCAAGCTCTCAGAAGATCAGCGACTAGCGGCCGAGGCCGTTGCGCCGCAACTATTCACCTTGACAACGGGTGACGGCGAAGACCCAGGCTTCCGGCGCATTACGTCGCTGGCCACCCTCCGCGATCTGAATCCGCTGATGCATGACCGCATGTTGCAGGTTTGCTACTTCCTCGCGGTCACGACTCCCTTCGGAAAGCGGATCGTGGAGATCCTCACCGATTACACCCTGGGCAAAGGGGTGCGCGTCACTGCCAAGGATCCACGCGTGCAGGAGGTAATAGACGACTTTTGGAACGACGAAATAAACGACATGGACGCCAACTGCGAGGCCTGGTCAGACGAGAAGACAATCTTCGGCGAGTTGTGTATTCCTGTGGCCGTTAATCCTGTCAGTGGCAAAGTGCGCCTGGGCTATATCGACCCCATGAACATTGACACCGTCCAGTTTGCCGAGATGGCTACGGCAGACGGAACGGCCAGCATTAACGTGCCCTATGCGGTAAGGCTGCGGCGCGAGGTGGGCGAGATCCTGCAGAAGCCGATGCTGATCGTCAGGCGCATCGACGATCCGAACGATGAAAACTACGGCCGCTTGAATGGGGAGTGCTTCTACTGGACTCTTAACAAGGTCAAGTCCGCCAGCCGTGGATTCAGTGAACTGTTTGCCCTGGCAGACTGGATAGATCTCTTCGACCAGATGATCTTCGACTTCGGCGACAAGGTCCGCTTTCTGAACTCGTTTGTGTGGCACTACACGCTCCAGGGCGCCGACGGCAAGAAGGTTGCCGATTTTAAAGACAAGCTCACCAAGGATCCGCCGAAGCAGGGCGGTGTCCAGGTGACCAACGAGCAAGTGAAGATTGAGGCACAGACGCCGGACTTCAAAGGCCAGGACATGGCCGGCGGCAGCTCCATGGTCAAGAAGTACGGCCTCGGCGGCGCGGGCATTCCTCCAACCCTGATGGGCGATGGCGACGACGCGAACCGGGCCTCGGCGCTGGAGATGAACGCGCCTTTCACGAAGAAAATTCAGAAGCGGCAGAATTTGCTCTCGCGCTGCATCAAGGCTGTTCTGAACTTCGTGCTCGATTGCGCGCAGCGCGCCGGCGTGCTTCCGGAAAACATCGACCTCAGCTTCACGATCGAGTTCCCGGAGATTGCCGTTAAGGATCTCGAAAAAGGCGCGCAAACTTTGGTGGGTGCCGCTACAGCTCTGCAGACAGGGCAGGATCAAGGATGGGTCACCACACAGACGGCGGCCCGCGCCTTTCACACGTTGCTCTCGGAGATCGGCGTGCAGATCGACGACAGCCAAGAAGAATACCAGGCAGCGCAAGCCGAGAAGGCGGACCGCGCTGCAAAGGCTCAGGATCTGTTCTTTCCGCAGTCGGCCCTGGGCGCGGCCTTGAAGGCGTTGAAGACGCCGGCGCCGAACGCGGCCGAGGAAGCCGGCAAAGGTCCAGATGACGATCTGCTGGATGCGGACGAAGCAAGGACGAGGGTGAACTGATGGCTGAAACGCGCAGTTCAACCGATGTCCTGATTCAAGCGCTGGAGGAATTCGGCAAGAGTGAAGCAAAAGCTGTCGTTGTCATTTTCACGGATGAAGCAAACGAAATCGTGATCATGTCGAACGCATCGAGATCGCAAGGGATTGGGCTCTGCGAATACGGCAAGCAAAGTATCATTCACCGGATTTTTAAGGACTGAAGTTTATGGCTGACTCCCGCGCACAGGCTTACGCTCAGCAGCTCGACTTGCTCACGAAGCAGGCGGAGGCGCTCACGCCAGAGGCGCGGCTGCGCATCCTGAAGCTGCTGGACCAGGCCAACCGCGAGATCCTGGTCGACGTGGCGCGCAGCCAGCCGTCGAGCTATAACGCCGCCCGGCTGCAGGCACTGAAGGCGCAGATCGATCGCGTGATGGCGGAGTTTGCCAGCCAGGCCGGCAGTCAGGTCAGCGAACTGGAGCAGAAAGCTTTTCTGCAGACAGCCGCGCAGATTGACGCCACGGTGGCGGCGGGCACAGGCACGCTGATGGTGCAGCCGGTTGTGGACCGCGCCCTGTTGCAGGTTGTGCAAGGCTATACGGCTGACCTCATCTCGGGACTCTCGCGCGACGCGAGCGCGAAGATCAACGCAGCGGTCCAGCGCGCAGCATTGGGTGGGCTCAATCTGGAGCAGCTCGTCGCGCAAATAGGTTCGACGCTTGAAGGGGGAACCTTTAGCGGATTGTTCAGCCAGGTGGGCGAGCGGTCTATGTCAATAGCCCTTAACGAAATCAGGCGCCTGCAGTCGGTGGTTTCCATGGCCCGGATAAATGATCTGGCCCCTCATCATCCTGGCTTAGGTAAAGGATGGCGGCATATTCCAGTGGCAAGAGTGCCGCGCATTTCCCATATTCTCGCCAATGGCCAAGTACGCAAGCCTGACGAGCCCTTTCTTGTGGGCGGCGAAGAGCTGCAATTTCCGCGCGACCCCAACGGTTCGGCGGAAAACACAATCGGTTGTTCTTGTCTTCTCTACCCGGCGCTCAGTGCCGATCAACTGAAACCCACCGACCAGGAGCGCGACTTACTCAAGAGCTACGGGCTCTCGGTCTCAACCAAAGCAGCGTGAGGTACTTTCCATGGGCAACACTTCGATCGCAACAGCCAACCTGAGTACGGCTTCGGCCGTCACCACGCCCCCTGCGCCAGCGCACCTGCCCGCAGAGGCCAAACAGCAGTGGATCGACACGTACAACAAGGCGTTCGCGCAAGCCCAGAACGACTATCCAGGGAATGCCCGCGCACAGCGCACAGCGGCGCAGAAGGCCGCGAACGCGCTGCTCGCCGTGACCGCGCCGAAGTCGGCCGCGGACATTGACGCGCTGCCGGCCTGGCAGGTGCTGCTCCGCTCCACGCGCACCGTGGGCGATGTACAGACCCGCTTATGCGTGACTGCGGACGGCCACAAGTACAGCTTCCCCGTTGAGTCCGCGCCGCCCGATCCTCCGGCGAAGGACACCAAGAAGACGACGAAGTAGTAGCAGCTATCCCAACTAACCCCGCTGTTGCCGTTGCCTCCAAAAGGGGCAGCGGCAACAGTGAAAATGAGGCTGAAATGAAGCAACCTATTCGATTCATGCTTACAGCGGAAGCGGACGGCGCCGAGCTTTCGCTCGACGAGCAGCAGTCCCGGCTCAATGAGGCTCTGCGCGAGCAGTTCGGCCTGGGCATGGACGGATGCTCGCGCTTCTATCTTTGCGATACCTTCAACGATTACATCATCGCGCGCGGTCCGGAAGCGAAGCTCTACCGCATCCCGTACACCATGAAGGGTGACGAGGTGGACTTCGGCGACGCCCAGGAAGTGACCACGGCATATGTGCCGGTGGCTGAGGCCTGCGAGTTTATCGCGGCAGAGGGCGACGCGCAGCCGCAGTCAGGCAAATACAAGATTGGCGCGCTCAAGGCCGGTTGGGGCAACGGCGCCATCAACGGCACATCTGCGCCTCACTACTATCCGCCGGCGTTTGTGGCGATTGTTGCCGAGGCGCTGAACGGCAAGCCTTTCGGACGCCGGCATCCCGATCAGCGCGGTCCCGATCCAACGGGCGCCACCGATCCGGACCGTATTGCCGGCTGGCTTGAGGGCGGAGCCTTTGACGGCCAGCGCGCGATCGCGACGGTCAACCTCTTCACAGCCGAGGCTGCGCTCCGCTCCAGGCTGGACGAGGCGCGGGAGAAGCGCACGATCAACAACTTTGCCGTCTCCATGCTGGCATCTGTGGGCTACAAGCCTGGCGTGGTCGAAGGCAAACAGTGCCTGGTGGCGGAGGATCTCGGAACGCTGTACTCCGTGGATCTCTGCGCACGGGCCGGAGCCGGCGGCGAGTTTTTGACCGCCGCGAGCTTTGCGGCCAACGATATTTCAGCGGCGCAACTACGCGCCGTCAACGCAGCAACCACCGCGATTGTTCCCAATCGCCCCAACCGCGGCGGCGCTGCCAGCGCTACCGAAGGAGCATTTCCAATGAAGAAGTCCATTCTTCGACTGCTCGAAGCGCTTCGGCAGAAGAATGCGTCGCGCTGCGCCGAGCTGAGCCTGCAATTTGCCAATACCGCGGAGGCCGATTATCCGGTCTTCATGGAAACAGTGACCACCGCCTTGACCGAAGCGCCAGACGCCGCGGCCGCAGCCGCAGTGGTAACCGCTGAAGCCGCCACCGCACAGCTTGCCGAGGCTCACAAGATCCAGAGCCGCAACCGCATTGAGACCTCGCTTGTCGCATCCAAGCTGCCCAAGCCGGCGCAGGATCTGGCGCGGACTCACCTGGAGTCCGCCCTGGTCGCCGAGGCTGACCTGAAGCAGGAGAAAATCGACGCGGAGATCACCAGCGTGCGCGCCGCGTTCGCCGCATTCAACACCGTTGGCCGTATCCATCCGGCGGTGAATGTTGCGCTGGACAGCGCCGACAAGCTGGCCCTGGCCATGGAAGCGGCCGTGGGCGTCAAGGCGTCGATGACCCAAGGCGTCCCGGCATTCCGCGGGCTGCGCGAGGCCTACCAGACGATCACCGGCGACTGGAACCTTGACCGGCTCCGCGGCGGCGGCGGCGGGTTCACCGGCCATGTGCTGGCGTCGGAAGCCGTGCTGACCGGCGACTTCCCCAACATCCTGCTCAACAGCATGACCAAGCGGCTGCTGCAGGACTGGGCGGAGCTGGCGCTCGACGGCCTGTCGAACCTGTACACGAAGGCATCCATCAGCGATTACAAACTGCAGGATCGCGTGCGTGAAGGATACTTCGGCGAACTGCCGATCGTGAACGAAGGCGCGCCGGGATATACGGAGATTGCTCCGCCTACCGACGAGCTGGTGACCTACCAGGTACAGAAGCGCGGCAACCTGCTCTCGATCTCCGAGGAGACGATCCGCAACGACGACCTGGGCGCGATCGCACGCTTCCCCGGCCGCCTGGCGCGGGCCGGCCGCTGGACGCTGAAGAACTACATCACGTCGTTCTTCGCCAACAACCCGAACTACACCGGAGACTCTGTGGCCTGGTTCAACGCCGGGCATTACAACCTGGGCGCCGTGGCTCTCACGCAGGACGCTCTGATCACGGCCGAGGTTGCGCTGTTGACCCAGACCGAGAAGGACTCCTGTGAACCGCTGGGGCTTCCGCTCGACTGGCTCATGGTGCCCCCGGCGCTGGCCGCCACCGCGCGCCAGATCAACCAGACCAACACCGCCGGGTCGAACGCATTCTTCCAGCGTTTCGGCGTGAACAACGAGCGCATCTACGTCAACGAGAAACTGACCGACGCCAACGACTGGTATTACGGGACGAAGCAGGAAAACGCTCCGTTCCTTGAGATCGGTTTCCTCGACGGCATCGAGAACCCGCAGATCTTCCTGGCCAACCAGCCGACGATCGGCACCCAGTTCACGATGGATGAGCTGCAGTACAAGGTCAAGATGGTGTTCAACGGCGCCATCATCGACTTCCGCGGCGTGGGCAAGAACGTCGTAGCCGGCTAGGGCTTAGCCGGCGCGATTGCCTTACGCACCCGCTGCAGGTGAATGCAGCCACGGCTGCCGGGCCGAAGCAATTCGGTCCGGCATTCCAGTAAACAGGAGCGATTCCCATGCAGGACAGTTTCCGCAGAAGCACCATCACTCTCCCGCTGCCCGCGCCGCTGGCGGCAAGCAACGGCCAGGTCACCATCATCTCGCCACGCCCACAGCGCATTGTGAGCGCACAGCTCTGCCTCAGCGACACCGGGGTAGACACACCACACGCCACGGCGTTGGCCACCGCACAGGCCACGCTCACCGCTGACACGGCCGCCGCTGCGATCGCGGATGCGGCGTATACGGCAAACCCTGCCGGCGTAGGCTTGCTGGCGGCAAAGACGGCTGCAGACGCCCTGGTCGTGACTGACCAGGCGGCGGTTGTGGCCGCACAGGCCGCTATCACCTCAACCGTGGCGGTCGTGAACGTGAACGGTACGGCGATTACCAACACGGGCGCGCTTTCAATCAAAGCCGCAGCGGCCGGCAAATCCGTGAGCACAACCATCACCAAGGGGTCCAACCAGTACCCTGGCGGCGCCCGGCTGAACGCCGGCGACGTGGTGACCGTTGACCTGGCCAGCGTGCCGGCGACGACCGTGCCCAAGGCCGGATTTGTGTTGCTGGACATCGTTGAGGTGGACGTCTAACAACAGCCTTCAGCTTCTAGCTTCTAGCTCTCAGCTAGAGGCTAGAGGCTAGGAGCTTGGAGCTGCACCTTTGCCTTTCCCTTACGCCATAGCGGACTTCGCCAACGAGATTCCGAACGTCCTTTCGGATGACGCCAATCGGCTTGGCGGCCCTACCGGGACTATCTTCCCGGCGCTGGTGGCGCGCGCAATCATCCAGCGTTATTCGGCGGATTCGCCGCTGTGGATCGTAAGCGACATCGAGGGGAACAGCACCAACTACATTCCGCTGCCGGTTGCCCCAGGCGAGGGCGACGATCTGCCGGTCTTCGAGCCGAACTTCTCAGTGATCTCACAGATTGAGTTCCCTATCGGCCAGCAGCCGCCGCAGCTCATTCTCGACTCGGACTTCCGCATCTATCGCGCGCCCGGACAGCCGACGAAGATCCTCATCAACTTCGACACTCCGGAGCCGGGTGACTCTCTGCGCTGCACCTGGTCCGCCCGTCACCTGGCCGATGGATCCACGGTGCCGGATAAGGACTTCTACGCGGTGGTTGACTTTGCCGCGAGCCTGGGCGCGGAGCGGCTTGCCAGCTTCTATGTAGGCACGGGCGACTCGACCCTGCAGGCCGACGTGGTGCAGTACCGCTCGAAGTCGGCAGAGATGCTGTCCGTGGCCAAGGCGCTGCGCAAGCGCTATTACAACCATATGGGCATCGAAGAAGGCGCAACCGAAGCTGATACCGGCCCGGCCTTCGCAATCGGCAACCAATATCTGGAGCAAAACTCCGGAGTGGACCGCATGGTCCACAACAAGTATTCGAGGTAACCGATGGCCTGGAGCGCGCAAATCCGCGGAGAAGAGAATCTGGCGCCCGAGATGCGCGCGGCCTACGAGGCCGGCGTGCAAGCGGGCCTGGAGGCTCTGGGCGTGAAAGGCGCGGAGATGGTGCAGGAGAACATCGCCACGCCCTATAACGGTCTTCCGCCTGCGGTCTGCTTCGGCAACCTGGCCAGTTCCGTCGCCTCAGAGTTTGTGCGCGATGCTTCGATGGCAACCGAGATAGTCGGCGTCAGTCCCAATGTTGGCGCAAATGTGTACGCGGCGCCTGTTGAAACCGGCGCGCGCCCGCACTTCCCGCCGGCGTCGGCGCTTGTGCCGTGGGTGCAGAAGAAGTTTGGCATCGACGATGAAAAGCAGGCCCTGGGCGTGGCCTTTGCTATCAGCAAGAAGATGAGCCAGCGGGGCACGCAAGGGCACTTTATGTTTGCCCGCGCGCTGGATTCGCTGGAACCGATGGCCGCGCCGGTGCTTGAACATGAGCTGGCGCTTGCTTTCACGGCGCATGGATTCACGGGGACAATGGCATGAGCGCATCCGCCGCAATCACCGCTGTCTCAAACCTGCTGAAGACTGTTGCGGGTGTAGGGCCTAACGTCTACTCGATGATCCGCTTCTCGAATGACGATGCACTGTTCAAGACGCTCTTTGTGGACGCAACTACGGACCCGGCAGAGCCGATCGTGCGCACCTGGATGGTGAGCCGCGAAGCGAGTCCCGCCCTGGACCAGGCGATGCAGGCATGGAAGGCGACGCACAACATCGTCATCACCGGCTTCATGAGTTTTCAGGACGGTGTATCGGAGCCCGTGTGGCAGGCACAGATCGACGCTATCACCGCAACCTTTGGCGCATTTGCAGACCGCCATCTCGGCGGCTTTGACTGGTCGGGGCCGCCAACGGTTGAGGGCGTGAAACTGGTTTTTTTTGGCAATGTGCTTTGCCACACGGCGCGCATCATTCACCCGGTTCAGGAATTTCCGCTCAATTGAGCGACGCTCTCACGAGCAGAAGGAGCAACCATGGCAACGACGTTCACCACCCAGAGGTCGATCGCCCGCAATATCGTGCTGAGCGCCAACGCTCAGGAAACGTGGGGCGAGGCACTCGCCGATGCCGCGTTCACCTACCGCGCGCGGCCTGAGACATCAGGCTTCGCCAAACAGACGTACGAGAAGGAAACCGACTATCAGTACGCCGGCAAGGGCAGCTCCATGGCCACGGAGAGCCGCCTGATTACCGAGCAATCGTCCCTGGACCTGAACACGCGCCTTGACGACTTCCTGGCCGGATGGATGTTTGCCTTTTGCCTGGGAACGGAAGTCTTCACCGCCGGCGCAGTGGGACCGCCGCAACTGCCGAATACCCACGTCTTCACCTGGAAGGATACGGGCGATCCTGCCACGGCGACCAACGCCTACATCGAGGACACGGCCGGCCTGAAGCGGAAGTGGAGCGACCTCTGCCTTTCGCAGTTGGTGCTCTCCGGCGCCGACAAGGGCTCCATCATGGCAAAGGCAACCTTACTGGGCACCGGTGTCGTGATCGACGCGACGATCGCGGATCTGCCTGCGCTGCCCACCGCGCAGTACCTCTACGGCTCCGACTCCATCGTGTCGATCGGGCCGGTTGGCGCTCCGGTTTCGCTCTCGCCACGCGTGCTGAGCTGGGAAGCCACCTTCGATCACCAGCTCGAACTCTTCCGCGCGGTGGGCTGCGGCACCAAGCCATACTTCGTGCGCCTGGGCAATCCACTGAACAAGCTGAAGCTGGTGATCGCGGCCGATGGCACTGCGGACGTGCGCACCTGGATGATCAACCAGACGCCGCTGGAAGTGAAGATTGCGGGACAGTCCGGAGCGGCAAGCCTGCTGATCGACTATCCCAACGTCATTCTGCCGAACGCGGACCTGGGCGAACAGGATAAGTACGTCGCTTACACGGTGCAGCTCGATCAGAACTCGATTCTGCAGCCGGCGGGCGGCGGCGAGTCTGTCACCGTCACCGTGAAGAACACGGATGAGGCCTACCTGACTGCGGCCTAGCGAGTGGCTTTTCTCCAAGGGGCGCGGTGGACAGGCGCGCCCCTCTTTTTGAACCGCTGAACCTTGGAGGGCACGATGAAGAAAAAGACTGAAGAAGTTGAGAATGAAAAGGCGATGCTGCCGCTGGACATGCCGCGCTCCATCACGCTGAAGAGCGGCAAGCATACATTTACCTATCACCTGCGCCGGGTGACCTGCGCCGACTGGCTCAGCTACTTCCAGGGCATTGTCAACCAGACCCTGCAGGTGAATGGACAGCGCGAGCAGGTTTTTGAATCCGATTCGGCGCTGCTGGAGCTGGTGGACAGCGTTCTTACGGACGTGGAAGGTTACGGCGACATCGGCGCTATGAAGGAGTGGCGCGTGGCTGTGCCTCTCAAGTACCGCATGGCCGTGGGTATCGCGCTGCTCAGCGTGGGCGTATCCAAAGCCAAGGACATCACGCCCAGCCTCTGCGACCTGGTGGAAGTGACTCTGGATGCGACCTGGGCGGTCGGCGGCAAAACGCTCTTCTTCTCCGGCCTGGTGCACCGTTTCCGGCAGCCATCGATTGCCGATCTGAAACGCTTCAATTTTGAGGCCTCGCGGGTGAAGGTGACGGGATCGGCGAAGGACGGCATCACCGTTTATCCGCCTCACCAGGCAATCGCCATGAAGATCTACGACGATCTGATTGAGAGCGTGGACGGCTACTCGGTGCATGGAAAGCCGCTGGAAGGCGTGGACGAGATCAAGCGGGAGATGGATGGCGCACACAAGGCCAAGGCGGCGCTTGAACTCTTTCGCGGCGAAGAAGACGTCACCATCGAATGAACGCCGAGCTGCTGCGCCGCGCGGCCGCCGAGTACTTCAATGAAGGCTTCGTCTATGCAGAGATTCACCGCATCCTCGAAAACACACCTCCGGAGAATCGCCAGGCCGCGCGCGATTCGCTGCTGCCGCCGCGCAGCGTTCCAGACGGCTGCTTTATCTGGATCGGCCACCTTGTCTGGCTGGAACGGGTCCTGGAGATTGCCAATGTGCCTCTCACTGCAGCCGAGGCCGAAGGCTTGCTGGTGCTTCAGCGGGAACGCAATCGCTTCCAAGCTGGACACCCGCCGTGTCCCAGGTGCGGCATGCCCAACGAACCGCACGCACTCAACTGCCGCGAGTGCATGGCGGAGATCAACCGATAGGAAGAGGCACTGAGATGGAAGCTGTTTCGCCAGTCATGCCGGGATCTGAACCAATCGAAATCATCCTTGGCAAAGATCAGCCCGAATATATGCCTCTGCCTGTTGTCTATCTGAACTCGCCCTCAGTGCCGATGCTGTCGCGCTGGCGGCTCAGCGAGGAAGAGCGCGCGGCGGTGGCTGAAGGCGCGGATATTGTTCTTACGCAGCTCACATTCGGAGGTTTGTTCCGGCCTGTAAATTTGCAGATTGTTGCGCCGGATGCGATGCCGGCCTTGTTGGAGTAAGCGATGGCGACGGCCGTACAGATCGAGCTGAGGGTTGACGAGCAGGGCGCCGTCCAGGGCGTCCGCGCGTTCGATACCTCGGTAAAAGGAACCACGGGATCTGTGCGCCAACTCGGCAATGAACTGCAGATCGTGGGCGGAAGGGCCACGACCGCAGGCCGGCAGGCAAAGGCGGCGCTCGACCAGACGGGCGTCGCCGCGCTGTCGAGCGTCGAAAAGACGCGGCTGCTCACGGAAGAGTTTGGCATCCGGCTGCCGCGCGCCATGGTGCGCCTGGCTGCCGAGAGCAAAATCACCCAGGCCGCAATCAGTGCGATCGGTCCTGGCCTGATTGCGCTGGGCTCCATCCAGATCGGCGCCATGGTTTTTACGCAGCTCGTGGGCGGCGCCAAGAAGCTGTGGGATAACTACATCTCCCTCGACAACGCCGCGAAGGCGTATCGGGACACGCTGGAAAAGACCAGGGAAGAGGACTACTGGAAATCTGATTCGATCGAGACCACCACGCTGCGGATCAGGGAAGCCACCGAAGCTGCGCGGAGCTACCGCTCAGCGGCGGAAGGCGCGAACTCGGCCGGATGGGGAATGGTTGGAAACGGCATTCTCAGCGGCAACCTGGGCAATATAGGATCTGGCGTCGGGATGTTGATGGGCGCGCATCAATTTGCCGGAACTTCCGTTTCAAAGCAACAGGGCGTTGATAAACTCACGCCCCAGCAGGCTGCACAGCAGCACGAGCTGAACGTACAAACAATTGAGTACAACCACGCGGGCGATGCAGCGCTGAATACCGATCAAAAGCGCAATGCCGAGCTACAGAAGCGCATCCAATTAGCCGCCGAGGAGCGCAGTTACGAGGTATCTCGAAATAAAGCGCTGGGCAACCCAGTGGCTGCGGACGCTGGCGCGGCGAAAGAAAGGCTTGCAGTTCAAACCGCGCAGCGCGAGGCAGATGCCGAGACCGCCAACGAGCGCAAAGAGCAGGGTGAAAAGGCAAAGTCTCAAGCACTGGAGCTGCGGCACATCCACGAGGAAGCGCTACAAAGCGGCCTGCGTGGATCGGCGCTTTACCACGAGCAGGAATCCGCGGCGATCGAAGATCTGAGGCAGAAGGGAATCACGTCCGCACAGGCGGTCAACGATATTCATCTCAAGTTTCATAACGAGGAGATGAAGCGGCTGGCGGATCAGACCCGCGAGACCGAGAAGATGGAGCGCACGGCTGCGATGGCCGGCATGACGGGCCTTGCGAGGACTCAGGCCACGGGCGCGGGCCGCATTGCGGACATCAACGCCAACCAGGATCTGACTCCGGAAAACCGCGCCAGGCAGATTGCTGCCGCCAACCTGGAAACGCATCAGGAGATGCAGGCCGAAGAACTGGGCTTTACCCAGCACATCAACCAGCTTGCCGACGAAAGCGCGGAACACCAGATCTCCGGCTTCGCGCGGATCCGCGCCCAGGCCCAGAAGCAGATCGATGCATTGCGCTTGGAGTACCAGAAGCTTTATGGCACAAATGTCAATGCACCGGAGTACCAGGCGCACATCGGCGAACTGAACCGCGGGGTGGGTCTGATCAACTCCGGGGCTTCTGAACAGACATCTCAACTGCGCCAGCGCAACTCTGACGAGACCGCACAGATTGAACTGGAAGCGCGCGCTCACGCCATGTCTGCCGAGAAACAGCAGACACTGGCCATCCAGGCCGAATACCAGGCTCGGCTGGAAAAGTACAACGAAGAGCTGAAGCAGCAGGAGATTTCGCAGGACGATTACAACCGCCGCGTGCTGGCGGCCGAGCAACTGCGCGACGCGCAGATGGTAGAAGCGGCCAAGGCCGCGCGCGAAAAGATGGCCGGCGAATTCACCAGCCTGTTCAAGAGCCTCGACCATCCGATGGTGGCGCTGAAGGATCTGGGCGATAAGGCTGCGGGCCAGGCTGCGGCCGCGATGGTGCAGCGCATGCAGGTGCATTTTGGCGGCTCAACCGCTGCCGAAGGCCAGCCCGGCAAAGGTTTGATGGATGGCATCTTCGGCCGCATTGCCGGCGCGCCGAAAGCCGGCGCAGCGCGCAAGTCGGAGACTGGCTCGCATGGCGCCGCGGCTGGCTTGTTGTCTATCGGCACCGCTCAGATCCACATCGGCTCCGCGAGTGTCGCTTTTGGCGGCTCGACAGGCCGGCCAGCCTATTCCGGCGCGCGCGGCTACAGCACATCCGGCTCGACCGCGGGGATCGGATACGGGACTTCAAGCGGATCGGGGGCCGCAGGTAGCACGGCAGCCGAAGCGGGCTTGAGCGGCGGAATGGGCGCCGGCATCATTGGCAGCACTGGCTCAGCGCCAGCGCAAAGCAACACCCTCAGCACCGCGATGGGCGATGTGGGTTCAGGTTTCGGTCTGGCCGAACAGGGAATGGGCCTCTTCGGCAGCCAAAAATCCAGCAGCACAACGAACGCGGGCAGCAGCTTTCTGGGCGGCGGTTCTACAGGTGCGCTGGGAGGCAGCTCCAAGAATGGCGGCATGCTTGGCGGCGGTGGTTTTGGATCAAATGCAATGGGCGCTGCCAGTGGCGCGATGGGTCTCTTTAGCGCTTACGAAGGTAACGGCGGCGTGGGAGGCGCACTGAGCGGCGCCATGAGCGGAATGCAGCTCGGCATGGCCCTGGGCGGTCCGATGGGCGCGGCGATCGGCGCGGCGGCCGGCGCAATTGTGGGAGCGATTGGATTTGGCGGCCGGGAGAAGGCGCGCGTCTACGATCTGAAGCAAGTGCGCCCGCGTATGAAGAGCGACACGGACAGCTACGAACAGGGCAGCATGGATTACCTGACTGCTTACAGCGACATGCAGAGTCTGGACGTGGAAGCGCGCAAAACAACAAGCTCGATGGGGCCTGCCGCCACCAGCTACTACAACGACACCATCAAGAAGGAGCTGCAGCAGGCCGAAGCAAAGTTCACATCCATGCAGAAGGCCGGCCGCAGCCAGTTCACTTCCACGGCGGCGCAATTCGCATCCGGAACCGACCGTGTGCTTGGCACCGGCTACGCACTTCTGCACCAGGACGAAAGCGTGAACACGGCCGATCGCACAGAGCGCGCCACTCGGGCGTTGGAGCGCGGCGCGGACCTGGACAATGTTGCAGCGACCTACCGCACAACCATGCAGAGCAACAATGCGCGGCAGACCTCCAGCAGCGGCAGCGCCTGGACAGGCGATCTGCACATTCACGCTCTGGACGCAAAATCGAGCGTGCAGTGGGCCATGCAGAACAAACACGTCATTCGCTCGGCCGTGAACGCGAGCTACTCCGAGAACTCCGGAGGCGCGGATGCCGGCTACTGACATCCTCAATCCGACGATGGGGTGGGATCAGAATCTGGGCGACTCAATGAATCCCAGCTTCGGGTTCACGCGCAAGCGCGCCACGACGCTGCTCCATAAAAAGCCGGTGGGCGGGACGCCCTGGTCGCGCGAAACGCAGAACACCGGCCATATCTTTTCCTTATCGTGGCTGGGGCGCTCGCTGGCCGTTGCGCTGAAGCTGAAGTGGTACTACGAGCAATATGAAAACGGTTTTTTCACCTTTATAGACTGGGATGGTTCCTTCGGGCTTGCGGGCAGGCATTATGTTGGCCGCTTCACATCCGAGGTCACTCCGGTGGAAACCGCAAACAATCGCTGGGACGTGCAAAGCGTCACCTTTGAGGAGATGCCGACAGTTGGGATGGTTCAATTTCCCAGCGACTGGGATCACGAGGCAGTCACCTTTTATCCATTCGACGACTTTGGCGATCAGCAACTCGCGCCCTACAGCACCGGCCTGGTACCTGGATGGTCTGCTAACGCGCGGCTCATTCAAGGCGTTCCGGTTACCACACTGGACAACCCTGGAGCCGGCGGCAATCTGAACGATTGGGCGTGCTACGAGTACCGCGGCTACGGATTCAAGCTGTTTCTGATGAGCGGCCCAGAATTTGGCCAGTGCACCGTCTCGCTCGATGGCACGGCCGTGGGCGGAACAATCGACTGCTACATGGCGGCGGATAGCGGTCCGCAGATGGTGTTGATGCAGCAGAACGTGCCGCTCGACTTTCATCGCGTGCAGGTGAATGTGAGCGCCGCAAAGAATGCGCTGGCCACCGCGCCCACAATTAGCTGGCACTCTCTGCAGGTGATGCGATGATCGTCTTTCCTCCATCGCTGCTGGCTGTAGGCGGTTCACGCGAGGGCATCGCGCCCGTGCACCTGCTGGACGTGCAGGACATCAACGGGAATAACTACTTCTGGTCCGATCGCAAAGGTCAATTCCCGTCGGCAATGATAGCGGGCGTGCAAACGTATCTTCCCTGGGTGCTTGCGGCAGGCCCGTTCAGCTTCAATCGTTCTCTGGCCACAAATCTCGGCAGCTTCAAGTTGCAAAATATTTCCGGCAACACCATGGCGCGCGACATGGAAACGCAGCTCCGGGCCTCGGCAATCGAGGGCGCGGCTTTTGTTTACCGGCTGTGGCAGGGCAACGCACAGGCATCATGGATCACGGTGATGGGGAGTCTCACATTCGACGACGGCACGGACGACACCGCGACCTTCAAGACAAAGCCATTTTCCAATCCAGCCGAGGAAGATACGCCGGCTGAAGTCTATTGTGAAACCTGCCAGTTGAACTGGGGCGGCCCGCGCTGCGGTTCGACCGAATCAGACGAATGCCTCTACAGTTTTCAGAGCTGCCAGGTGGTTGAACGCATCATGGTGGCGCTGAACGATTACGAGAAAAACTACGGCGAAACCACCGCCAACAGCCCTATGACCGTGATCAACCGGAGCCGGAGAATCTGATGCCCAACGCTTCGACGACACAGTCATCTTCGGCCTGCGAAACCACCGGAACCCCTATTCCGCTGAGCTACGGCTACGTTTGGGCAACGGGCAAACGCCACGCTTATTACATGCTCCAGGACACACTCAACAATAATATGGATTACACGCGCCTGGGCATCTGGCTGCTTGGGCACGGAGAGTGGGATGGTCCCATCGAGCTGTGGATCAACGATCTGCTTGCCTGGACCGGAAATATACCTCCGGACTCTGGCGATACTCCCTGGCTGGATGGCACCAGCTTCTCTGGACAGAACTGGCTGCACGGCCTTGAGAACAATCGCCAGCCTCTTGTTTTCAACTTCCACAGCGGCTGCGATGCGGTTATAGGCTCTGGGCTCACACCTTCATCGAGCGGAGCAGACCAGGGATGCGACGTGTTGTGGGGGCAGTTTCCGAGCGCCATTCAGCCGCTTTGTTTCTCGCGCATTGCCTATTACGCCATCATGCGGAAGCAGCCGGTTGCCTCCCCCACCAACGCCAGCCAGGCTGATCCAACGCAGTTTACAGATATTGCGCCCATTGGCCTCTGGCGTGCGCTGCGCTGCCGGCTCTTCGACGGCGATGGCAATGTGACCGGGTACGCTTTTACGCGCAATCCTATATGGCACTGGGTAGATGTGACGCTGCGCCGCGAGCTGTTCCCTGATTACAAATTGCCCTATAACGTGGGGCCTGATCCACTGCCGGCCGCTGTGAGTGCGCGGTTCAACTGGGATGCGCTCTACGCCTCCGCGCAGTACTGCAACGCCCTCCTGGCAAACGGGCAGCCACGCTTTTCGGGCGATTACAGCTTCACGGGTCAAACATCTCTGCAGGCGATCAAAAGTCAGATCATGCTGGTGTGTCGTGGCTACGAGAGCGAGTCACAGGGAAAGATCGCGTTGAACTGCGACATGCCGCGCGCCTCAGTCTTTGTCTTTTCCCGCAACCATATGTTACCCGGCTCTTTTGAAGCATCGGATCAGTCGCTGAACACGGGAGGAAACCGCATCCTTGGCCAGTTCAGAGATATTCTGGTACCTGCCTGCTCTGTCATCGCCAGCATTGAATTCACGATCGGCAGCAACCCTGTCGTGACGACGGAAGATCCCCATCCCTTCCAGCCAAACGATCAGATAGCTATAGGCGGAACAGGAACGCCCTACGATGGCACCTGGCAGGTTAGCACTGTTCCTGACGTCCTCAACCCCGGAACTCCCGAAGAGACTGACCCAACAACTTTCACCATGGTAAACAAAGGGGCGAATTACCCCACGAGTGTTGGTTCGGGCGGTGCAGTTGGCCTGCTTTACTCGCGCTTCAAAGAGCGCACGCCTGAATTCTGGCATAAGACAAACATGCTCGCGCGTGGCTCGTTTGGACTAAATATTGCGCGGATGCGGAACAAGGTAAAACAGTTACTTGACTTCGCCACCTCCACCTATGACCAGGTGAGCCGGATATCGCGCTATGAGCGTGATCGCATATTGGGCTTTGACCAAATGCCGTACCAGACACCGGCCCGTCTTAAGTTCCGCACCTCGATGTTTGCAAAGGACGTGCTCGGAAACCTTGCCTGCGGAATCGAGCCGGGGGATCATGTCTCGGTCGATAACACCTTCCGCTATCCCTACGCGGGAGACTATGAGGTTGTGGGCATCCCCACTGTAACTCCGCCAGGATGTGAATTGTCCGGATCTGGAAACAGTCTCGGCCGGGCTCCATCCACGGATAGCGGCGAGATCGAGTTTGCATTGCAGACGTACGATGAAGACTATATGTACGACACCAGCGACGCACTGGAGGCCGGATGGCCCAGTGTCCCTGGAAGCTACCCCGGAAACGACACTTATTTTGTGGAGATTCCTCTAGCCAACGGCGGCAATTTCGTTTTCTTCACGGGACAGCTCCCTTCCGGCTCACCCTTTCAATTGCCCTCCACCGGCTACCCTGCCAATAACTTCTTAGCCTGGGCTTCACCGGCAGGCGCAAATGTGGCCTACCATTCCGCCCATGTTGTTCAGCTTTGCGAGGTTGGCTCAGACAGGCTGCTGACCTTGATCTACGCCGACGACGAAGGCACAACGTGGGGTGGCGACATCAACTATGCCGCTGTAACCTGGCTGAGCACCGATGTTACAAACACCGACAGCAATGGAATGACCTGGCTGCCACTCACCCTCTCCGGCGGCGAGGAGATATTGTTTGGTCAGGGAGTTTTGGCGGATGGCGCAACAATTGAGTTGCCTTCCGGCTGGACAACAGCACAGAGCTTTGCTGTGGCATTCATTCACGACATGCCCCCGAGCGGCAACATCATGTTTCTGGTGGGAGCCTATGTAGACGCCGAGATGGTGGTGCACCTGAACTGCTCTGACGACTCGGGCCACATCTGGCACGGGAACGCGGCGGTGATGGTCTTCGCGTGGAAAAACAACATGGGCACGGTGACGAGCCAAACTCTCGGCGTTGATCCAGTTACCTGGCTCTCTATTCCTCTCCCAACCGGAAACACCTTTAATATTGGCTGCGGAAAGAGCTTAGCCAACATGGCTCCGCTCGAAATGCCCGAGAACTACTCTTACGCGTCTGCGATGGAAGCAATTCTTGGGTCCAGCGATGGCAGCTATGAAGCTGGCTCAAACCATGCCCAGGGCGTCGGGACATGTTATCTGGATTCAGAAAATGTAGTGCACATCACTTTTAACGATGGATCGGGGGATATCTGGCCCGGGACTGCCGATCTCTTTGCCTCTTTTGTTGCTTCCGCGGCCCCTCTGCCAGTATTCGTGCTAGTTTCGCCTGGATCTGCATCGGTGGGGACTGCGGCTGTAACTAGCTTTACCGCTTCCGTGGAGAACAATTCTGACCAGGCGGTGACTTGGTATGTGGATGGAATCCTGGGGGGCAACGACATGGTTGGAACTATCGACACATCAGGCAACTACACAGCACCGAACACTGCCGGGACCCATCTGATCCAAGCCACCAGTGTTGCTGACACCAGCGCGTCGGGGCAGGCTTGGGTGACCGTCTACGGAACCATCACAGGTTCCATTCGGGTGCTGATGACCCCTTGAGGCTGAAAATCTATGGAAAATGGAATACCGTAATTAAGCTGCACTACCGGTGCAGCTTAATTCCTGCAATCGGTGCAGCGTAAATCCGGCAGCCACAGTGGTGGTCAGGGATCTGGCGAATATCCGGTTAGCCGATATCCCATGAGCCATGAGCGGATGCCCTTTCTCAGCCTGGAATAGAGAATTCAAGAGCGGTTTA